GGCAAGACATCTGCAATTGACAGGATTTTCTCTGCCAAGAGCCCAACAAGTGGGGTGTCCTTATCGCAATACCAAAAACCAAGAGCCTTATCTACCAAAACTGTTCGAAGTGTTCCATCATTATTCGCTGTTAGATGGAACTTCCGGAGTTGGCGGTCCACGTCACACGTGGATGTCGCGTTGGCTGTCCAAGCGTTGTACCAGAACCTACCCAAGAAGGGCAGCACCTCGCCTCTCTTTATCAGATCGGCCTTCAGCCCGAGACCAAGGTCCCGCGCTGTCATCTCGTACAACCTCGGATCAACATCGGCAGTCAACCCGTCATCACCGCCATACAAACCGAGCCTCAGGTACGACTCCTGCGGATTCCGTCCCGAATTCCTTAATGCGCAATAAGCAACAAAGGCGTTGTCGAAGGAATTAAACCCAGAGGTTTCACTAGAACCAGAGAGTCGATGAAAACCAGCCGCAAACCAGATGCCATGTCTAGTGCATCCAGGCATTGACCACTGTTCCGCGTGCAGCCTGAGAAGTTCCTCGCGATACCTGGGGGAAACCCAGCGTCGCAAAACCCTTGCTTCAAGCTTGCGCATGAAATGTGATATGGTTCCATCAAACTTCGAGAAGTCGGTTGGTACAACAAACGACGCACTCGAGGCAACCTTCCCTACCTTGTGCCCCAACGTATTGGGATTGCATCCGAATGCATACCATTCGGCATTGTGTAGGACTGAATCAACAAAAGCGTACAAGAACAACGCGTATCTGGTCTTGAAAGATGGTGGAAGAGTCGAAATCATTCGCGGAGCATTAACACTAGCATATGATTCTGCTTTGACAAAGCCTTTAACGATCCTTTTGTTGCAATCCAACCAGTCCAAGGACTGTTCAGTAATTGCACGCTGGGTCGCCCTAGGCATCCTATCGTCTAACTCACTAACATCGACCGGAGTACCTAAACCTACCTTACTGTCCGGAATGAAAAATCGAACGAACTCTTCTGAATACACGTTGTACTTTTGCGGAGGATCCACGTCGTTTCGTACCTTGTTTATTCTCTCCTCAACGGCGGACAAGTCAGATGGACGGCCGCGGTTGGGTGCCACACAGCCATCTACAAGCGGGAAACGACCGTCAGGGACGATAGATCTCATGCTAGGCTTGTAGTCTGTGGACAACGGGCGATACTCCCTGTTGATAGGTGTATACCCGTAGGTGCGCGCCCCAAAGGATACAAGGTCAATGTCCTTTGGTGAGAGGGTGGGTTCATCGTTCAGGAATTTAATCAATACGCTCGCGCATGTTTTCAGCGATCCGATGTTTTCTCGCCACCAGGTCCAACGCGGATCAGAGAGCTCATGCTCAAGGTACATTTCAACACTTCCGGTATCGAAACTCCGAGCTACTTCTCTGCGCATTGCCAGTGCCGATAACACTTCAGCTGGGACCAAAGCTTCTGCAGGTTGATCGCGTGAACTAATTGAATAGTACGCTTGCCCGAGATTTGCTTTGTCAACATGTTGTGACCGAATGACATTATAATTACCGTGGACGACGTTCCGTCTCTTCATTATAGGCCCGCTCATAAACCAGGAAAACGGTGTTCTTACGAAGCGACGTGGAAACAAGCCAATGATCCGGTATTGTGGATATGTGGGGTGGACGATCTTCTCCACTAAGTACTCCCAAGCACCAAATGCGGTTGGTACCCAAAAGTTGTCGGATTCAAAATCCCACATGAGATGCCGGTATTTTGCACCTCCATCGACTTGCTCGAAAAGATAACTTTGGTCATCAAACTCATAGGTAGCATTCAATGCACCACCAAGAGCCCGAAATGGTGTAATTTCGTACAAAAGGACCTCGTGACCATCAAGATATTGGGGTAACTCACAATAATAGCTTGTATCCGACATCTTGATGACGTGCTCCGACGTCAAGTTATCATTCCGATAAGAATAGGCCAGGTCTTTTCCGGTGTAGAAGAAACGATTTCCGACTAATCCGGCTCGCTCATCAGCCTGTGACATAGAGACGCTGTAGATCACCCGGTCGGTTGACCTAACATAGTCGTTAATCACATTATTCATCACAGTCCGCACGCTGGCTGCGATAGGATGGCTATGGTTGACATCACCCATTGGCCGAACGTCAGGTACCCGCATGGATCTGAACGCCGCCCGATGGTCCTCGACAGTGGTCGTTGAGGTACGCTCCACTAGCCATGACAGCCAGCGGGAATACCAAGTGTCACACCAAAACCGCCATTTTCGCAGGAAAATTTCCCAGTCCCTGTATAGTACATAGCCGTAAAATACGCCTATCCCTAGCCAAATTGGCCACAGGAACGCCAAAACGCACGCACACATGACTACTGCTGTACAAAGGATCGGAACCCAAATGACAGCTGAGCATAGGCAGAAAGCCACAAAGGCAATTCTCATCGTTTATAACCAAAGAAAAGACACAAGA